AGGTATACCCAGTTTTACCAAATTATCCCAGTGTTCGTCAACCCACTTTTTGCAATCTTTTTCACTTTCCCCAACAAAAAGCGTTAGCCATTTGTCATAGTCTTGTTGTGCCTTGGTCTTAACTTGTTCGCGGGAAACAATACCCAGACGGACTGCTGATAATTTGGCAACCACCGTCCACTGTTTGTCATACTCCCGATAACATACCTCGTATTCAAAATTAGTTCTGTTGTTCATCTTCCAAAGCCTCTAAGTAGATATCGATTGAATCCCTAATCAGATCAGCCACACTGACCTGCTCTAAAGATCGCTTCTGCATATCCTGAGCAATGTCTGATAAACGATTATATTGGTCTACAGTCATCATCAGATTGTATGTTTTTGTTTCAGCATTAATCTTGGGTGGTCTTGGCATCGTTCATTTCTTTCTTCGCTTGTTTATCTATTTTATCTTTCTTCTTGTCTGGAACAACCTTATGGTTATATTGCTTGGTTCTTAACTGTAAGGCCATAGGGTTTCTTTTTTTAGAAGAAGAAGACATAATAGGTTATCCTGTAAGGAGTATTATAATAAGAGGATATGCAGTATTGAAAATGTTGTCAACCCCCTTGACGCTATTTTTCTATTCTTGTAGGATTGGGTTTCAACTAGAAGGTCGAGGCTATGCCTAAGTGGATTGAAGACTTTGTAAATGATTTGTCATTGCAACCTAATGGACGTTTGCGGATGGACTGTCCTGCTTGTGGCAAAAAGAATACTTTTAGTGTGGGTGAAGAACGGGGTCAACGTATGTGGCACTGCTTTCACGCAAACTGTCACACAAGCGGACGCACCGAATTTAGAATCCGAAAAGACACACCTTATCATCCTATGCTCAAGAAAATTACCCTTAATGAAAAGGATGGTGATGGTAGTGGTTTGTTTGTTGTTCCCGATACTTTTGTACCTTTATCACGCAAACCAGAAGCAGAGACGTATGTTCGTAGAGTAGGTGCGTATGATGCTTACCGGGAAGGTCGTGCTGATATCCGGTATGATTTCAGAATGAATCGTGTTGTTTACCTGATAAAAGAAAGAGGCAGAGTGGTTGATGCCGCAGGACGTAGCCTAGACCCAAACATCAAACCGAAGTGGTGGAGATATGGAAAATCTGGAAATCCTTTTGTGGTTGGGAGACATGCTACTGGAGTCATACTGGAAGACTGCGCTTCTGCTTGCTCTGTTTCAAGTTATGTTTCGGGAATCGCGCTGTTAGGCACAAACCTAATGGACTCCCACATACCAGTCCTGCGAACCTTTGATCGGCTTGTCGTAGCACTTGACAAGGATGCTACATCTAAAGCAATATCCATGGTTCGAAAATTAAAGCCCATCCGGCCAACCAGTTTAGTTATCTTAGATAAAGACGTAAAGGACATGAGTAATGACGAACGGAAGCGAACATTCGAGCGATATATCCCTTGAGCGACAGGTTTTAGGGTATCTTCTCAATAACGAATTTTACAACAAGGTAAAGAACATTGTCACTCGCGACATGTTCGAGGGAAGATTTGCAAACCTGTTTGATACAATAACGTATGCACAGAAAAACTACGCTGTAAATTTGTCACGAGATCAACTCGACTCTATCTTCATGGACAGAAACCCCGCTATGCCAGCAAGTGCCAAGCGTGAGGTATTTGATCTGATAAGTGGTTTGTCAGAGCAAATGTCAGAAACAGGGGAACTTGAATACGATGTGGTCAAGAACTTCTGGGTTCGAGATAGGGCGAGGCAGATTGGCGAAAAGGCCATTGCAATCTTTACGGGAGAATCTGAACACTTCGGGGAGTTGAAGACCTTAATCGATATGGTCGAGGATGGGCGTATGTCCGACAAAACAACATACAGCGAGTTGGACAAGGGGCTATCACAACTGTTAGTTGAAGAGGTTGGTGATCCCGACTTCCCTTTTCGTTGGAATCTGTTGAGGGATAATATACCCGGCTTGGATCGTGGTAACTTAGGCATACTGTTTGCCCGTCCAGAGGTTGGTAAGACTACTTTCTGCGCTTTCCTTGCCGCGAACTACATACGGAACAAACAGAAGGTAGTGTACTGGGCGAACGAAGAACCCGCAGAGAAAATCAAGTTGCGTATCATCCAATCATTCTTTGAGATGACAAAGGAAGAGATGAACATCGCTGGTGATGAACTGGATAGGCGTTACCTCGAAGAAGTTGATCCGTATCTTGTTGTCATGGACTCTGTAGGTACATCGATGGATGAACTCAATGACTACGCTCAACTTAACGAGCCTGATGTAATGTTCTGTGATCAGCTAGATAAATTTAGGGTGAGTGGAGAGTTTAATCGTGGTGACGAACGGCTAAAGGAAACCTATGTTCTTGCCCGTGAGATTGCCAAGCGCAACAAGTTACTGGTATGGTCTGTTAGTCAGGCGAGTTATGAAGCCCACGACAGACAGTTTATTGACTATTCAATGCTGGATGGTTCGCGGACTGGTAAGGCTGGCGAGGCAGATATAATCATTGGTATCGGCAAGACCGGAACATCAGAAGAAGAGAATACGGTTCGCCATATCTGTATATCGAAGAACAAACTGAACGGGTGGCATGGGATGATTACTTGTCATATTGATATTTATAGGGGGGTGTATTACTGATGAATGTATTAACTTTTGATATCGAAACTACCCACCAAGAAAAGGTCAACGGCTCTACTACTGCGTTACCATACTTTGGAAACAATTTAGTTTCGATAGGTTATAAATGGTTGCATGAGAAACACGTTCACTATCAATGCTACTACCACAGTGTTCATCCACCTCACGACTTTGCGTTCGAACTTTTTCAAGGTGCGCTAGACAAGGCTGATGTAGTGGTCGGACAAAACATCAAGTTTGATATATCGTGGATTCGTGAGTGCGGATTCACGTACGAAGGAGCGATTTATGATACGATGGTTGCAGAATATCTTTTATCCAGAGCGAGACGCTGGCCTCTTGGACTTGCTTCTCTTGCAGAGAAGTATAGTGATGTGCCAAAGGAGAAAGACCTTATCGCACCGTATTTCAAGGAAGGCAAAACGTTTTACGAGATTCCTTGGGAGACAATAAAAGAATACGGGATTGCTGATGTCCTATCAACCGAGCAAGTAGCCCTTGCACAACTCGAAGCCTTTGGCACTACATTTGAGGAACTGTTTAATGAAGAACCAAACACTCTTGCCCACTTTGCGTCTGTCACTTGAAGTCACAGATGTATTGGCAACTATCGAACGTAATGGCATCAAGATTAATCGCGATACTCTGGCAGATATTCGCCGTGAATATGAAGAAGAGTTGTTTACTTTAGAGCGGCGTTTGGACGAACTTGCACAAGATGCTATGGGTGATACCCCTGTAAATCTTGATAGTCCTGACGATAGGTCTAAGCTATTTTATTCTTGCATAATTAAGGATAAGAAGCGGTGGGCGGCACTGTTCAATCTTGGTCACGAGGTTCGCGGGTCAACTCGTAAGCCGAAACAACGTACTCGCATGAGTAAAAGTGAGTTTAAACATTATTACCTCAGAGAGACAGAGGTATTGTATAAAACTCTTGGTTCACAGTGTGGAGATTGCAAAGGCAAGGGTAGGTATAGTCCCTTGCGTAAGGATGGTACTGTAGGCAAGGCCGTACGAATTTGTAAGACTTGTGATGGTACAGGTGTGCGATATCAAAGCACAGGTGAGATTGCTGGGTTCAAACTGATACCCCGAGACCCTTTCGATACTGCCGCCGCAGGGTTCAAGACTGACAAGTCTACCTTAGAGGAAGTCATGACGGACTTGCGCGGTGATGCCCGTGAATTTGCTGAGTCATACGTTCGATACTCTGCAGTGCGAACTTATCTACGTTCCTTTGTTGAGGGTATGGAGAACAACATGGATGCGGACGGCTTCATCCATACTGAATACATGCAATGTGTGACAGCAACAGGTCGTTTGTCATCTCGCAATCCTAACTTTCAGAACATGCCTCGCGGCTCTACGTTCATCATTCGCAAGGCTGTAGAAAGCAGGTTCGAGGGTGGGTCTATTTTAGAGGGTGATTACTCACAGTTGGAGTTTCGGGTTGCTGGCTTCCTTGCCAATGATGAGGGCATCAAACTGGATGTTGAGGCTGGTACGGACGTGCATAGCTACACCGCAAGTGTAATTGGCTGTACTCGACAGGAAGCTAAAGCACACACATTCAAGCCTCTATATGGTGGTGTTAGTGGTACGGAAGATCAGAAGCGTTATTATCAAGCGTTCAAGCGGAAGTATTCAGGTGTTACTGATTGGCACAAGGATTTACAGAGGGACGCTGTTACCAAGAGCGTAGTCACCTTGCCATCTGGCAGACAATACTGTTTCCCGGGAACTCGCTGGACTGAGTGGGGGACCGCAACAAACCGTACAGCTATTTGCAACTACCCCGTTCAAGGGTTCGCAACCGCTGACTTACTACCTATGGCACTAATAGAACTACACAAATCTATAAGGTCGCTAGACATGAAGTCAGTTATTTGCAACACCGTTCACGACTCTATTGTCATGGACGTATATCCCGGTGAAGAACAGCAGTGTATTGAAGTCATGTCGAAAAGCATGTTGTGCATCCCACAAGAATCCGAGCGTCGTTATAATATACGTTATAACATGCCCGTAGGAATAGAATTAAAAATGGGAAAAAACTGGCTTGACTTGGAAGAAGTGTTTGCTGTATAATAAAACTTCCTTCAACAAACCCTATGGAGAATGATATGGGTAACGAACTAGAACTGGTAACTAACGAGTTTTCAATTGATATTGGTGATGACAAAGATCAGATGCTTGCCGCATTCGGTCAGGACGGTATTACCGAAACTAAGCAATCTGGTCCTGCCAGCCTTCGCATCAATTACGATGCGGACACAGAGGATGGTCACACCTTAAAGCGTGGCACTTGGAAGGTTTACAATGGCACTGAGATGGTGTATTCCGACACAGTAATTATCAACCCGATGCTACGAACCTTCGAGTATTCAATTTACGATCAAGAAGAAGGTGCATTCACGTGCCGCTCTGTGCAGCGCAAGAAAATCCAAGACTCTTTTCCAGACAACTCTGGCGGTTACAAGTGTGGTCGCCTGACCCGTCAAGAAGAAGAGGGTTTGTCTGATGATGATCCCCGTCTTCTTCTCAGTAAGTCTGTGATGTGTAACATTATCTTGTACGGACAGTTGGATATGGAGAATGCCGTCAACGCCGCCGGGGAATCATCGCCCGTAAAGGACCTACCATTTGTAGGATATTTTAAGCGTTCCGGTTTCCGTCCAATGAATGACTTCATTCAAAACAATCTCGGTAATAAGATTTTGTTGCCAACTGCATTAATTGAATTGAAAACCCAACGTCAAAGTAATGGCGGTGTAACGTACTGGACTCCTAAACCATCGCTGGTTAAAGAAGTGAAGTTTACTCCACAGCGTAAAGAACTCGCTAAGAAATTTATGGACACAGTAGCGGCTTCAAACAATAAGATCATCCAAGAGTATCGCGAGTCTTTTAAACAAATCGTATCGAGCGAAGACGTAAACCTCGCTGAACGCTTTGCATCATGATAAATCTTTATGAGGTTAAAGACTTTCTCAAGAAAGCAGGGCGGGGAGAGATTGACTCTTCCCGTCTTGAGGACTTGATTGAGCAATTTGGCGAGGACTGCAAAGATTCTCTTCGGAAGCAGTTGTCCGATAGAGGTGACTTTCGTATCCGTATGTCGGGGCTTGGTAGGCCGCTCTGTCAGCAGAAGATGGAGAAGCGTGGTTACAGTCAAGATGTAGGTTACAATGACATGATGCGCTTCTTGTTGGGTGACCTCGTGGAAGCAGTAGCCGTGTTTGTTTTAAAGGCGGCAGGTGTCAACGTTGTAGATACACATCGAAAGTGTAGTCTCGACTTGGCAGGTGAAGATGTTAAGGGAACCTTGGATATCATCTTAGACGATGGTGAACAGAAAGTCTGGGATATCAAGTCTACAAGTCCTTGGGCATACGAAAACAAGTTCTCGGGACGTGGCGGTTATGCGGTTATCAAAGAGGACGATCCTTTCGGCTACATCATGCAGGGCTACCTGTATTCTGAAGCACAAGATATGCCGTTTGGTGGGTGGATTGCTATCAATAAGTCTACAGGTGAGTGGGACTTTGTTGAAGCACCAAATGATCAACAACAAGACCGCGAGGAATATTTAGCCGAGGCGAAAGCACGGGTAAAGAGCCTCAAAAAGGATGATAAGTTCAAGATACCCTTTGAAGCCATAGATGAGTCTTACACCGTGAAGGGTGATAAGGTTTACACGGGTAACAAGCTAATGCCGCGAACCTGCACGTTCTGTTCTTTTAAGGAACATTGCTGGAAGAAAGCAGTATTACATCCGAAGGTAACTTCCAAGGCTAAGTTTCCGCCTATGGCGTGGTATACATCCTTAAAGGTTAAGGAACTATGATATGCCCGTTTTATACACCGAAGCATACAACTTAAAACTTGTAGAACTAAACCCTGCTATTCGACATGTGTATGTTGAGTCTCATGAAAAAAAGGGCGGCGAACCCGCTCTTGTAAAAGTTCGTAATCTAGAGGGTTCTTTACCAATTACACTTCGTAACAACTACGCAGACTCTGGGTATCTAGTGTCAGACACAGAGTCTCGTGATGTAGTTTTGGTAGAGGAGCAGTTTCAAGTTATTAATCGCTATCTGAGGATGGGAGTAACCGTATGCCTACCGACAGTTCCCTTAACGGACGAGTTGTCTCTACTAAAAAGGCACAGCCCAAAAGTAGAACAGTATCTCTTAAAAAGGCTAAGTCTGCTAAAACAAATGTTTCCCCTGCAAGAATAATGAGAAGTAAAAAGTATAGGTCTAACTTTGAATTGAATATTGCTCGGCTACTTTCAGAGCGAAAGGTTCCGTTTGAATACGAAAACTTTAAAGTAACATACATACCGAAGCCGCGAACCTACACACCTGATTTCTATCTCCCAGAAACTGATGTTTATGTCGAGGCTAAAGGGCTTCTTGATAAAGCTGATCGTACAAAAATGCTACTAGTAAAACAGCAGCATCCTGATTTGGATATTCGATTTGTCTTTCTCAAACCTAAAAATAAGATTTACAGGGGGAGCAAAACCACCTATGCTGATTGGGCAAACAAGTACGGATTTCAATGGGCAGAGGGCATGATACCAGAGGAGTGGTATAAAAAATGACAGACAAAACCATAGACTTTGAATCACAATTAGAGATGGCTTCTCTATTGCCTGATCGTCACTACATTGTTCTTAAACCTAACGGTGAAGATAACTTTACTATGTCAGCTTACGATACTACGAAAGTTGAAGAAGACGATGAGTTCTTCGGTCCTGCTTTTATTGCACAGCACGGT